CCGGTCCACGGAAGAGAGACGGATGGTTAATTGTATCATCCGATCTTACTGCCGCAACCGACCTTCTACCGTAGGATCTAGTGCATGCACTCATTACTGGTGTCAAACATGGTACTAACTGCCCTCCTTGGGTCAGTTTAGCACTCGAAGTTTGCACCCAGATGCATGATCTTCACTATCCTAATGCCAGCTCTCCAGTACGCCAGTAGAAAGGTATCCTCATGGGACTACCCACTACTTGGTTCTTACTGTGTCTCGTTCACCTATTTTGGGTTCAACACGCCACTAAGTCCCATAAGGACTGTAAATCTCTGCGGAAAGCAGCTCGAATTTGCGGTGACGATCTATTGGCACACTGGCCAAAGAAAGTCGTTGACAAATACGAAGCTGTGGTACGTCTTTGCGGCGGAAAATTCTCTGCAGGAAAGCACTTTAAGTCTGTTGACCGAGGGTGCTTCACTGAGAATCTCTTCCGCGTAAAGACGACGCTACGCCTTGAGCGCATAAACAGAGAGACTACAGACCTTAGAAAGGAAAAGTGGCCTTCTTTGGATGAGGTAACACCATTCGAACGGCAAAAGAAAATCAGAACGCACGCACTGCAACCTTATTTGCAAAAGGTTAAGTGGTACGATGCGATGCCGGTCCGCTCCCTTGTGTATGATCACAAGACTGGAGGGGCTCTACCAGTGTGGTAGACGATTGGGTCCTCTGTTCAGAGTCTGTGTTAGTCCGACCCTAGATTTGTGACTAAGGCAAGGCATGTCATACAAGTTCTATACCCCGGCATTTACCGGTGGTACCAGAATCTTGGCATTCCAAGCCTGCCTCGCGAATTGGGGGGTTCAGGACTACCTGGGAAGTTCGATACTTTCAAATCGGTTCCGAAGATGCTTAGAAAAGCGCTTTCAACGCTTGTGTATGGACCAAAGTTTGCTTCAACAGTTAGTTTTACTAAATGTTGGACTTCTTTGTAGTCCGGTCCCTGGCGCCAGATGGCCGCTCAGCATGCTTCGGAACGTCTCCGATAAGACTGCGTTGTAGTACGCAAAGGGAAGACTCCAACAGGACTGTACCTGTTAGGCTCTTGCGAAGAAGTTCCAGAGATCATGGAAAGATCCGTGGCTGGCTAACTTCAACGCTTGATGTGTGGACCCGAGGATTGGTAGGAGAAACCCGACCAGTCCTGTGAGGCCTACAAGTCTAACCCTTCAGCTCTATCACGAGCTATAAAAGCTACAACCGTCAAACTCGTCGACATTTGGAAAAGTTCGAAGGGGATTCGTTGTGATGCGCCGGTGAGCAAGGTGCTTTGAGCATATAGACAAACCTTAGAGAGGAAAGTCTTCGCACAGTTAAGTTGCACATGCTCCGCAAATCACAATGGGTTAGAGTAACGCAGACTTATGTCTGCATTAGGATGGGGAAGAAACGTGTCTACTTAAGACGCTTAGTCTCTCGAGTCGGGTACAGTTCACCTGTTGTCTAAGGTGGCTGCTAAGTAAAATGCTGTAAAAGCTATTGCTTTACCCAAAAGAGGAACTAGGTCCTGGAGAAGACAAGTTTCCTGCCTATCCGTTCCACCTCTTAGGATTCCCGCCTAGGCAAAGTCTTCTAAAGACTGAGCCCCAACTGTGACCTCGGTCCAGCCAGCCATTGTTTCATAAACCGGCGTAAT